GTTTCTTCTTTTCTTTTTGATACTTTTTATACCTTGCTTTTTGCCATGCCTTCTTCTTTGCAAACCTTACCCTACTAGCATACCATTTAGCTATATTCTTTCTCTTTGTTCTTTCATTGAATTCTTCAAACCTTGGATGTTTCTGAAATGTCTCCCAATGAGCCTTTTTCCATTCATCACTCCTACAAGCTACTTGTTGGTCATGCACTTGCTTCTTAAATACTGGATCAAGAGCCATTTTAGCCTTTTTTTTCAACCACTTTTTTTTAATTTTCTCTTTATGACCAGGTAATCTTACTTCTTTCTCATAACATGTTAATGGTGGTTTATATTTACCATCTGGTAAAATAACTCCAAGCCATATAACTTTATTATCTCTAAACTCATCTATAACATATGCAGTTTCACATTTATGTGCTGCATTTCTAAATGTCACATCAGCCATTTTTTTCATATCATTCTTTACATACAATTCCTTTGGATAACAATATAATAATTTGAATTTATCATACCTATGTTTTATAAAGTTACCATCACTATACCTACTATTTTCTACTACATTTTTTCCCATTTTTCTATTATTATATTTTCTATTTTTAAATCCAATGTTCTACTTTCACCCATAAATTGACGCTTAGGTATAGTAAATTTATCTGATAAAGCAAGTGCTTTCCAAAATTCTTTTTTGGTAGATTTATATTTACTCCAATAAAATTTCTTCATCTTTTTTGTTATCTTTACAACACCACCTTCATTATGTATAGTAGCATAATCACTCATTGATATTATCTCTACCATATCATCATTCAATTTATTTATCAACATTGAATTCCATAACTTACCTTTCTTAATTAATATCTTACCACCCTTATCTTTAATAGGTTTCCAAGGTTCAAACTTACCGTCTGTCCAACCCTGATTAATAAATGATTGTTTAAAGAAATTCAAAGCCTCATTACCAATATCATTCATCAAATTAATATCAACAAAATCTTTAGCATCTACCATAAAATTATCAAAATCTTTACTATCTATTATCATTTCAAGTATGTATGATTTTTATTAAAGAATAATCCACTTACACCCGGATTAACCTCTACACCAGTTACTTCTGGTGATGGTAGTTTAGGGGCATTTGTTTGTATGCCTTTCTTTAATAACTTATAGGTGCATCTACAATTCCATGAACGCCCAGGAAATTGAGTTTGCCAAAATGGGTCTTTTACTTTTCTTGTAACACCATCTAATTCAACATGGTCGTGTCTTACCTTATCATCACCAACTGTTACCCATTGCATATAAAATTCTGGATTTCTAACTATATTATTCCATTGTTTTAATTGTTGAGCACCTTTTTCAACTGAATCACCTTCATTTTTAAGCCATTCTGTATGTTTATTTATCTTATCCATTGACAATTTTTGAAAATCAATAAAAGTATTACTTACACCTTTGACTTCTTTAATCATTAATTCTAAATCTTTTGCTTTTCCAGTTGAAAAATCCTTTAAATTTAACTTCTGGCTATCATTTAAAGGTATATTTGCCATGTCTATGAGATATTTATTCACCATTTTACTATAATTAGTATTAAGCTTACCACCATCCCATATAGTCTTTAACCATCTATCAGAATTTTTTCTTATCTCTCTTTCTATTTGGTTTATTGTCATTTTACTTTGTTTTTCACATCATTTTTTTGTGTCATAGGTTCTTTAATATCAGTAGGTGAGCCAGTGCTCTTTTCCCTTGCCTCTACAATAGGTATTCTATATTTTTCTTCAATATATTCAGGTTCAATAACATAATGCTGTAATATCTGTGCATCAATTGCAATTCTTTCATTCATTGATAATTTTTCAATGTCTATAAATCTGAATTTAACATCACCATCCATTAACCCATATTCCTTTAATTTTGGTATTAAAAATCCATTACACCAGAATTCTAAATCTCTTAAATCCTTTTGTGCTTTATAATTAAACATTTTATTATGTAAATATGCTTGTGAATATGATGCTGAATCCTCTGAACTCATTGTTTGTCCAAGAACTGCCTTATAAATCTCCCTATTTAACATAGCAATAAGATTTTCAAATACTTTATTAGCATCTCCACCTTGAGCACTAATAAATTCAATATCATCTTCTAAATCTAATACAGCAGTTGCATTTGATGCCATTTTTTCTAATAATTTAAACAACCTTGCTTTTGCTATCGGGTCCTTCTTACCAGTCTTAACAACCCTTAAGGGCATTCCGAATAATTCAGAAAATCTATTCCATGCTTTAACGGCTTCCTTCTTATATAAAACAATAGGAGTTAATTTCATTAACAACCCTAAATTTGTTGGTGATGAAGCGTATTCAAATAACCATTTGTAATATTTTGCTTTTCTATATTTAAAACTACCACTCATTTGTTGTGGATTTTTCTTTATCTCACCAAATTCAGGTATTACATTAACTCTATCAACTAATGATACAGATGATATGTTTTTATTCTCAGTTATGCCATTCACTTGTATTAAACTATGACCATAGAATATTGAATCTATATTATGTTGTAAAACATCATAAAACCATTTTGATGAAAATAATTCATCATATTTCTTTAATTTATTATTCTCTGAATCAACTATTTCCCATCCTGTTGATAGTATTCTCTCACTTCTTTGTTGCATTGCTCCTTCAAGTGATGTATCTAAAATTACATCTCTATAAATGTTCAATAAATCATATCTATTTGGATTTGTTGGGCTTTCAGCAGTCTGTAAAGCATTACGCCATGTTTTTATAGTCTGTTTAGTTCTATAAAAATAGTCCTCATCTAATTGTTTTACTATATCTTCGCTATTAGTAGGTTGTTCTCTTAATTCAGCGGTAGGTTGATTTGGAATAGGAACAGGTTTTTGCACTTTCTTCTTATTAAATAATGCCATTATAAATATTTATTTTTTACCAGTCACAGTAATTACTCTTATCAGAAGACCATAATAATTGATTTTTATTATCATAATTTGCATTTTTCTCCGGAATGTCAATGGTTAGTTTAGCATCTCTTAAATCTGCCATAATTTTCAAGGTTCTTTCATACTTTTCTTCCCTTATTTCAGGTAAAGAATCAGTAGATATTCTTATTAATAGCTCATATATCATAATATCACAAATTATATTAACTATAAGCCTGTTTCTATTGTCTCCAGATTGACCTATAATAGAATCCATGTTATATCTATTAGATAAATAAGATGTTAATAACTCAATAGCATCAGATTCAATTATAGTAAGTATGGGATCATTATTAGATATAATATTCTTTGCATCAACTGTATCAGATAGAACATTTTTTTTGAACTTAGAATTCAAATCTTTTATTGTTATAAATCTCATTAGAAAATTATTATTTTTTATCCATATATTATATATAAAAAATTTATATACAATTTTCTCAATACTCCCAATCCTCATCCTGTAAAGATATTATAGGTATCATTTCTTTAGCATTTCCGCCAACTATATTAATCTTCTTTACAGCACCTTCCAAAGCATCAGGAAAATCATCATTCAACACAGCACCCTTTTCAAACCCTAATAACTGAGCAAGCGCCTCTGCCATCTCAGGTGTTCCCTCTAATTTAGTATTGAAAAATATTAAGTCTCTCTCAAAGAACGGTGTAAGGGCTTCAATCCTAGCATATTTATCAATTTTATTCTTTTTATCTAAAATAAGTGGTAATGTAAGACCATATTCTTTTTCACAATACTCAAACTCCTTTGCCAGATAGTTTTGTCCGGCATTTGCCTCCATATAAATATGTATAGCTGTTTTATCATAATATTTCAAATACCATTCAAAAACCCAATTAACCATCATACTCATTGTAGATTTACGCAAATAAATATCTAAAATATGAAATTCTTCTGAATTTTTTCCAATAACAACAACACATTTATAATCAGATGTATCACTCCAAGATGGATCAATATACAATACAACAGTATCATAAGCATCCATTCTCATATCACATGAATGTATGTTTTCATGCTTAAACAATATACCTTCTTTGATAGGATTGTTCATATATTCGCGCTCAAATGCTATCTTACCCATAACTTTATATTCCCTATCCCAATGTTCCTTAGTAAATCTTTCAGGCCAAGTAGGATTACCCTTAATATCAAGCGCATTTACTCGCCTGAAATATATATCTGGTATGTTCTTTTCAAAATGTGCAATAAGAGAATTTTCTGAGAATTTATTCCCAATAGTTAAAATTTTATACTTTAATCCAGTAGTTGGCTTCAATTCTGAATTCCACCATTGAACTAACTGCCTTACCTGTCTATC